TCTAGTCATGCCACTCTAGCAAATGAAGCGTATTACGATGCAGATGTTCACACGTTCAGAGTTAGTGCGGCATCGCCATCAGCTAAACTTGTAATTGATAGCTCTGGCAATGTTTTAATTGGCACTACTGATGACTTTCCAGCGTCAACAGGAGAATCGGCAGACGGTATATCTTTAAGAGGCGATGGTCAGGCTGTTTTTTCTAAAGACGGCAGTAATGCCTTAGTCTTAAACAGGGGTACCAGTGATGGCCAGATTGCCCAGTTCCGCAAAGACGGGACAAGCGTTGGAAGTATTTCTGTTACTGGCTCTGCAACATCTTACAACACATCATCTGACCAGCGCCTAAAGCAAAACATTGTGGATGCGCCTTCTGCAATAAACGATTTATCCGGAATAAAGGTTCGATCTTTTGATTGGAAGGCCGATGGGGCTCACCAAAAATACGGAATGATCGCTCAGGAGCTGTTAGCTGTTGTTCAAGGTGCGGTTCACCAGCCGGAAGACCGAAATGAAATGATGGGCGTTGATTATTCAAAGCTTGTTCCAATGTTGGTCAAGGCCGTACAAGAGTTGTCTGCTCGTGTAGATGAATTAGAAAAAGCCTAAGAGGGCCGGTCATGCCATTGGTTGAGATAAGAGTACCCGCTGGGGTCAGATCAAACGGTACCGAGTTAGAAAGCGCCAACAGATGGCTTGACGCTAACTTGGTCCGGTGGCGTGACGGATCTATTCAGCCAATAGGCGGCTGGACCATAAGAACAAAAACCGGAGCAACTGTATCGGAGGTGCCGCGAGGCGCCATTGGTTGGGTTGATAATTCATTCAACTCAAACATTGCTATTGGTACGGCTAATAAGCTGTTTTATATTTCAAGTGGTAGTGTTGTTTCTGACATTACTCCAGCAGGGCTTGCAACTGGCACTGAAGATGCAAACTTAAACGCCGGATTTGGCGGCGGGTATTACGGTACTGGCGCTTATGGCACGATACGTCAAACCACTGGTGTTTATGAAAGCTGTACAACATGGTCCTTGGACACATGGGGAGAATACCTTGTTGGGTGCGCATCATCTGACGGAAAGCTGTACGAGTGGCAGTTAAACACCGCAAACCCTGCGGCGGCCATTACTAACGCCCCAGTAGACTGCTCAGGACTTGTTGTGACCGAGGAGCGATTTATATTTGCTCTTGCCGCCGGTGGCAATCCAAGAAAGGTTCAATGGTGTGATAAGGAAGACAACACCACATGGACTCCATCGGCAACAAATGAGGCCGGCGACTTTGAGTTGCAAACTCAGGGTGAGATTTTGTCCGGCCACAGACTGAGGGGCCGCACTCTTATCATTACAACCACAGACGCGCACGTTGCGACATACATAGGTCCACAGCTTGTTTACTCGTTTGAGCGCGTTGGTACTTCCTGTGGCTCGATATCTCGTCAAGCCTGTGTGGCAAACCAAGAAGGCGCTTACTGGATGGGCCAGAACGGCTTCTTTATGTTCAACGGTTCATCCGTACAGGAAATACCGTGCGAGGTATTTGACTACGTATTCACTGATATCAATACATCTCAAAAGTCAAAGATTTGGGCTGTGTTGAATTCAAAGTTTGGAGAGGCGTGGTGGTTTTACCCTTCAGCCGGATCAAACGAGATTGATCGGTATGTTGTTTACGACTACAAAGAAAACCACTGGAATATTGGCAAGATGAACCGGTCCGCTGGATTTGACTCTGGCGTGTTTAGAAACCCTATATGGTTTGATTCAGATGGTGGAATGTATAACCAAGAGGTTGGGTTTAATTATGGTAGTGGCCTCCCATATCTAGAAAGCGGCCCGTTAACGATTGGCAACGAAATTGTAAAGGTTAACAACGTAATACCGGATGAGAGAAATCAGGGCGAGGTCAAGCTTACATTTAAATCAAGGCTATACCCAAACCTACAGGAACGATCTTACGGCCCATACTCATCAACAAGACCTTTGAGCGTAAGGTTTTCTGGCCGGCATATTAAAATGCGGATTGATGCTGAGTATCAAATTGATGGCGGCTCAACTTTAAGCGGATTACAAAAAGCCAGCACCAAATTCTATCCATATAAAGACCTTTTTAGTGTAGTTATAAATGGAAGGCTTCTCGGTGATCTTAATAATGATGGCCGAATAACATCGGCAGATTCTCTGGTGTACCTAAAATACACGCAGGGAGTATCAATAGATCCTGACGAAACCGACTATATAGAAAACGTATTTCACCCATATATATTAGAAAACCCAGTCGAATATGCAGAGTTCATTACAAACACTAACAACGATTGGCGCTTTGGTGTTCCCAAGTTAAATGTTATTCAGGGTGGCCGGCGATGAGTCGCGCCCCGAATCCACTTGGGCCGGACTGGAAGCCGTGGGGTGAGCGGCTTGTTGATTACCTTAACAGGATAAGATCGAAGTTAGAGTTTAAGGCTTCAAGCGCTGTTGCCACAGAAAACGGAATAATTTTATGGGATGCCGCTGGCTACCCTGTTGTTTCTAAAGATGGCGAATACCGGCAGATTGTTCTAGCGGATGGCTATGCAAGTTTTGTTAGTAATACCGACCAGACCACCACCGCAAACACGGCTACGGCAATCACGTGGGACTCTAGACCGTTCGGTGATGGTGTTACGTTAGGCTCTCCAGCATCTCGTATCGTTTTTGAGGAGGCCGGTTACTACATGATCGCCTTCTCGGTGCAGATTACGTCTACGTCTGCATCGACCAAGACTTTATATTTTTGGCCTAGGGTTAACGGAACAGACATTGCCAACTCGACAATCAAGGTCTCACTGCACAACAACGGCGGCACGATTGTGATGTCTCGTAGTGCTATTTTCAATTTCTCGGCAAGTGACTATCTGGAGGCAATGTGGGCAACAGATGGCGCCGATGCCACATTAGATGCTTCTGCGGCCACCGCCTTCGCTCCGGCAACGCCATCTGTTATACTTAGCGTTACGAGATTGAGGCAGTGATGTTGTTTGACGAGCTGAACAGATGCAGGCAATGGATTGAGGCGGCGCTGGAATTAAGCGGTGGAACGCACACCTTTGATGACATTGTGTCCGCTGTTTACTCAGGAAGGATGCAGTTTTGGCCGGCAGAAAAAGCCTGCGCTGTAACCGAGATAGTTACATTCCCGAGAAGAAAGGTTTTACATATATTTCTTGCGGGTGGAGATATGCAACAGATTGTAGACATGGACGAGTCTGCTACTGAATTTGCAAAGGCAAACGGTTGCTCCGCCTTGACCATAGCGGGTCGGCGGGGCTGGAAGAAAGTATTAAACGAAAACGGGTACGTAGAGTCTTTCACTACCCTGACCAAGGAGATTGACTAATGTCTGGTGGAAAAGGCGGCGGCTCTAGCACGAGCGTACAAATCCCGCAGTGGATTCAAGATCCGATGCAGAGGGGCATCTCCCGAGCGGAAGATATGTCTCGTATGGGCTATCAACCATATTACGGCCCAGAGGTTGCGGCATTTAGCCCAATGCAGGTAGCGGCAATGCAGTCATCTGCTGATGCGGCATCGGCCTTTGGTTTAGCTCCTCAGATGGATGTATCCGCAGGAATCCCGACACCAACTGAGTACGTTGGTGGTGTAAGAGGGTACGGCTCTGGTGATATTTTCGAGCAGTCTTTAAATGAGTTTAACAAGCGCCAGCCTGATCAGGCGGCCATTTACAACTCACTGTTTGCCGGACCAGATGTTGGCCGTGTTGATTACGGTGATAACTACGGCAACACTAGACCGGTAATGGGTGGCTCTAATATTGGCGGATTGACCGGTGCTGGTGGTGACAATGTAATGTTTGGCGGCGCCGCTACACCCAGTGATCTGAAAAACTCAATAAACTCATTAGTTGGTTTACAGCGCACGTTTTCAATGCCAGAAATGGAATCAGGCTCATCAAACCCGAACGACTTGATGGCGAATTATCAAAACGCTATTCCAAGGAATAATCTTGGGTTTGGCGGGATTAACTTTACCCGACCATATATTGGTGTATAGGAGAATATCATGGCAGGAGCACCAGTAGGCGGACAAGCACAGCAGGGCGTTCAGGGTCAGCCTAATATTTTTCAGCAGTCAGCAGGCGCAATGACAGGCGCTATGGGCGGCACTGCTCAGGAGATGGGCTACCGACCTATGGCGGTTGGAAACTACGGCTACAACGCCGCTCAGGCTGGTTCGCAGGGCTATAATGCGGCAACGCTTGCCGGCTCGCCAACGGTAACCGCACAAAACGTTCAGGCAGGCCAATTGGCTGGGACAAATTTAGGGGCATACACAAATCCGTACGAGTCTCAGGTTGTTGGTCAAACACTGAGCGACTTAGAGCGGTCTCGCCAAATTCAGGCCAATGAACTTGCTCGTCAGGCTCAAGCGGCTGGTGCTTTTGGTGGCTCTCGTTCTGCTATTTTGGAGTCTGAGGCTAATCGGTCGTATGCAGATCAGGCGGCTCGAACTGCGGCCCAGTTAAGACAGTCTGGTTTTGCTAACGCACAGCAGATGGCTCAGCAGGACATTCAAAGACGAATGCAGGCCGACTTAGCTAACCAGCAGGCCGGACTTCAGGCCGGAACAACAACTGCCAACCTTGCACAGCAAGCGGCCTTAGCTAATCAAGGCGCAATGAATCAAGCCGGACAGTTCGGCGCCTCTGCGGCAAACCAAGCGGCACTACAAAACATGGCGGCCATGAACCAAGCAAACCAGTTTACTTCTGGTCAGGGCTTGCAGGCCGCACTGGCAAATCAGCAGGCAGGCTTACAAGGGTCACAGCAGAGATTATCTGCGGCAGGTCAATTGGGCACCCTGAGCAACTTAGGCTTTGGCATGGGTCAACAAGTCCAGTCTAACCTGTCTCAGCAGGGCGCTTTACAACAGGCTCTACAGCAACAAATTATTGATGCGGCACGACAGCAGTACCAAGGCTACACCGGCGCGCCACAGCAGTCGCTGAGCTACCTTGCTCAGGCTCTTGGTATGGCCCCGACCCCGCAAACCCAGACCACTAAGAACCAGCTTGGGTTGATGGATTATCTTGGCGCTGGATTAGGAATTTTCGGGGCCTTTAAGTAAAGGATTACATTAAAATGAATCAGCAACTAATCATGGAAATGCAACGCCGTCAGCAGGAAGAAATGCAACGGCTACAGCAGGAACAGATGGCGCAAATGGGCCAGTCTCAACAAGCCCAGATGATGCAGTCTATGGCGCCTCCGCAGATGCAGATTCAGGCTCCACAGGTTCAGGCTCCACAGGTTCAGGCGCCCAAGGCATTAACGCCAGAACAGGGAATGGCATTGATGCAGATGTTAAGATCTAACAACCAAGCGCCAGTAATTCAGGCAGACCCAAGAATGTTGCAGATTACTCCGGTACAGCAAAGAGATCAGACAGCGGGTCTTTTAGAAATGCTGAAATTTTTAAAGTAGGTGATCAAATGGCTTTATTGAACCAGTTTGGACAGCAGGACGAAGAGATTCTTAAAGGAATAAAGGGGAATGCTCCGGTTAGTCAGGGCAATATCGTATACGATAACCCGTCTGTAAAGCCTATCCCCAACGCTCCAAAGCAGGGATTTCTTGGTAGGGTCGGGTCTGGACTGCAAGACCCTGAAACACTTTTAAAGCTTGGCATGATATTTAGCTCTATGGGATCAAGATCTCAGGCACTGGTTCCTGCGCTACAGGCCAACCTAGAGTCAATGCAGTCTAAAAAACAAGCCAATCGCACCGTTGAGCTGTTAAGAAAAATGGGGCGACAAGACCTTGCAAGTGCGGTTGAGCAACAGCCTGAACTAGCAAAAGAAGCACTAAAACAGGTTTACGGAATGGGTGGGTCGTCATCTAAGAGCTATGCCC